TCTACGACGGGCAGCGGATGTTTTTCACCGACGTGTTCGACGGCTTAGAGGAAGACAAGCACGACGTTTACTGCCTGAAGTCGCGACAGCTTGGTATCTCGACAGGCGTCCGCGCGCTGGATGTGTTCTGGAACGGCGTGCACGACGGCTTGCCGGGGGCGGTCGTGTTTGACACCGACGCCAACAAAAACAGCGCTCGGCGTGAGATCGAGCAAATGCTGAAGAACCTGCCCAAGAGCTTCAAGTTTCCGCGCATCCGCGTGCAGAACCGCAATGAGATCATCTTAGAGAACGATAGCCGCTTGCAGTTCATGGCGGCCGGCACGAAAGACACCCGCTCGGGCGGCGGTCTCGGCCGATCGACCGGCTTGGCGTTCGCCCATTGCAGCGAGATTTGCAGTTGGGAAAACACCGAGGGCATCACCTCATTCAAGCAGGCATGTTCCGAGGTGAACCCGGACCGGCTCTACATTTGGGAGTCGACCGGGCGCGGCTACAACGTTTGGCACGGCATGGTGCAGGACGCGAAAGACGATCCGACGCACAAGACGTATTCCTTTTTGGGGTGGTGGTCGAAGAACAACCAGCGCATTCCGGCCGATCACATTGACTATGCGCAGTATGGCGTGGTGCCGCCGAACGATCAGGAAAAGCAGCGCATCATCGCTGTCTATGACCGCTACGGGCACCAGATCACGCCGGAGCAGTTGGCATGGGTGCGCCGCAAGATGGACCCGGCCTATGAGGATGAGGAAGGCATTGACTACACCGACGACGTGACCACGCTGCAAGAGCAGGCGTGGACCGAGGATGATTGCTGGCAGCACACGGGTGCGACGTTTTTCCACGCCACGACGTTGCAGGAACAGCGGTCGAAGCATTGCAGTCAGAAGTGGAAGGGTTACGAGTTCCTGACGTCGCACGCGACCGAGTTTGACCAGATCCGGGTGTTTCCCGCGAACCCGCGCAACACGCAGCTAAAGGTATGGGAAGAACCGGCGGACGGCGGGATTTACATCATTGGCGCGGATCCGGCATTCGGCGCCGACGAGAAGAATGACCGGAGCGCGATACAGGTGTGCCGGGCGTTCGCCGATGGGCTGGATCAGGTGGCCGAATATGCGTGGCCGCTCATCACCGCGGAGAATTTCGCCTGGGTGATCCTGGCCTTGTGCGGCTGGTATTCCGGCACCGGCGGGGTCAATGACGTCTACTGCCAAGTCGAGGTGAACGGACCCGGGGCGGCGACGTGGGCCACCATGCGGCGCGTCCGCGAACAGATCGCGCTCGGCTGGCGGTCGGCGCAGATGCACGAAAAGGGCCTCGAGAACGTCGTGACCAACGTGAAGAACTATATCTACACGCGTATGGACAGCCTGGGCGGCGGATCGGCGTGGCATTGGAAGACGTCGCCCGAGACGCGGATTTACACCCTCGAGCGGCTGAAGGACGTCACGACCAACGGCATGTTGGCGATCCGCTCGGTGGACTTGCTCGAGGAAATGCGCGCGGTCTCGCGCGAGGGCGACAAGATCGAGACCACCGGCAACCGCAAGGATGACCGGATCATGTCCATGTCATTTTGCACGCATTACTGGGCCGACCACATTCGCCGGAACCTGATCGCGAACAAGCGCACCCGGGCGGAGGAAGATCGCAAGCAGCGCCTCACGTTCCGTGATCAGGTGGGCATGTTCAACGATTATCAGATCACTAACTTTTTCTCGGCAAAGCGGGTGCAGCGCGGCCGGTATCAGATGGCGTCAGCCCGCCAAGCATGGAGGCATGGGCGGTGAATGATGCCCGCCCGGTCATGCAGTTCTACGCCTCGCGAACCGGGAATATGAGGAACCTTGCCGCGATGCGGGCGCGCAAATGGCGGTTGCTGGTTTCGCGCGCCTGGGAGTGGCGCACCGAGGGCTTTCAGTATGCCTTGGATAACGGCGCTTGGGCCGACTATCAGTCGGGGCAGGCGTTTGATGAGGATGGCTTTGAGCGGCTGCTGGACCAGTTGGGGGCGGGCGCCGATTGGGTGATTCTGCCCGACATTGTGGCGGGTGGCCTCGAGTCTCTGCGGCTGTCGGTCCGGTGGCTCAATCGCTGTCTGTCGGTGGTGCCGCTGGCCTTGCTCGCGGTGCAGGACGGCATGAAGGCGGCGGACGTGCATGGGCTGGTCGGGCCGAACGTCGGGGTGTTCCTCGGCGGCTCGACGGAATGGAAGCTCGCGACGATGCGGGAGTGGGGCGAGTTCTGCTTGCAGCGCAATATCTACTACCACGTGGGGCGGGTGAACACGCGGCGCCGGATGGGGTTGGCGGTGCGCTCGGGCGCTAATTCCGTGGACGGCTCGAGCGGGAGCCGATACGCGATCACCATCCCCGGGCTGGACCACTGGTCGCGGCAAACGGAACTGCGAGTCGATCCATGAACACCCTGAACGTGCGCGCGGAACTCAATCGGCTTTCCTGCAATGGCAGGCGGCCAGATACGCCGGAGGCGGAGTTAACGGGCGCGTTCGGGAGGACGATCCCGTATCGCGACGGCTTTGTGTCGACGGTGAAGTTTGCCGGCAAGAGCGCGTGGGAATTCCACCAAGCCGACGAAGTGCTTTACGTGGTGGAAGGCAACGGGACGCTGTTGATCATCGAGGACGGTGGGCGGACGCGCCCGCTGGGTTTGCATCCGACCTTGGCGGTGGTGGTGCCCGCTGGGTGCTGGCATGCGATCGAGGCGCCGGGCGGCATCGCGCTATTCACGGTGACCCCGCAGCCCACGCACCATTTGCGGGCCGACCTGTCGCCTTGGCAGAGGTGACCCGATGCTGAAATCCCTGACATTCCTGTGCCCGCAGTGCACGGAGACGTTCAAGACCATACAGGACCGCGAGGATCCGCCGCCGCGCTACTGCCCGCACTGCGCGTATGACAGCCGCGGCAGTGAGCCGATGGCGGAGGGGATCGCCATGCCGCATCTCGGGCGGCCGATCAAAAACATCGTGGACAACCAATACCGGCAGATGGAGCAAGGCAGCATCGACCGGGCACAGATGGCGCAAGAGGAATTCGGCCTCGATACCGAGGCGGCCAACGCCATGAAGATCACCGACCAGAAAGACGGTCTGCGCGAGGGCGATACCTCATTCGTCCCGGTGAATAACGAGGTGTCGCGGGCGCTGGACCAAGCCCCGCCGGGCCAGTTCGGATTTCAGGGCGGTGCGGCGCAAGGGCTCGGCTACTCGGCGAGCGTGGCGACCGGCCCGCTGCCGAACGCGGGCGCCCGCACCGCGGCACTGCTGCGACAGCAGCACGCCAAGTTCACATCCACCGCGGGGCACGCCGGGGCCACGACCTCGAGCGCGCCGGCGCTGGAAACCGACAGCCCGGGCTATCGCAAGCGGGTGCCGAACTGGTGATTGCGGGACTTTGCGGGGGTTTGCGTAGCATTGCGTAGCATTGCGTAGCATTGCGTAGGCTACAGTAGACGCCACAAGACGACACTGGATGACTTACGGCAACACTTACACTACACTTGGCACACGTGGGGAACGCTGACACAATCGGCGCCCATGACACCACTGCCGATCAAAGAGTGGCCGGGGATCCACGTGTCGCACCGCCGCTTTCAACAGCGGTTCATCGACTCATGCCCGGCGGTCTGGTGGATCGTGGTTTGCCTGAACAGCATCGGCCGCGACGTGGCGATGGATGGCTTGAAGGTGGCGCCGACGCGCGACGACTGGTCGCAATTCAGCGACCATGGGGATTTCCACATCGGCAAGATCAAGCGGGAGGTATGCACCGAGTGTGGTCAGCCGCGGCGCTGGCGGGGCGAGGTAAAGCGGCTGGTCGGGAGCACCTTCACCGGCGCGCATGATTGGCCATGGCGCGAGAACGGTCAGGCGAAGATTATGCTGACCTCGGTCAAGTCGTGGGACCGGAAGGACCCGAAGCCGGTCGTGACCTATATCACTAATGACGACGTGACCTATGTCGGCAAGATCCTGACCGACACGTTCCCCCACTGGTATCGCGAGCGGAAGGCCGACCGGCATTACAGCGGCGGCCGGAAGCACTGGTATTGGTTTGTCCCGCCCGAGTTCGTCACGTTCGAGAAAATCGTCATCGGACCGCACCTCGAGCCGATCCCCGACGATGCGCCGCGCAAGGCACACCCGCGGCTGATGACGTTCGACTATGGCTACGAGGCGCCCGGGCCGACGATGCGCGAGGATGAGGTGCCCACGGAGCAACCGGAACTGTTCTGACTTGTGGTAGGGTCCGCGCCGAAAGGCGCACCCTATGGCACTGAGAGCAGTCGAGCCCGAGGAAGATCTACGCACCGGCCAAGTGATCCCGTTCGGGGATGGCGGCAACGGCCGGCGAGGCAGGCGGGGCAACGACGGCGCTCCCGGCCGCGACCGCCCCGAGACGCTTTGGCAGTTGCCCGACGACAACACCAAGCTGATCGACCTCGCGAAAGAGCTTATCGAGACGTGCCGGGCGTCATCGTTTGACCGATCGGCCTACTGCCGGGCGCTGAATATCTTCATCGAGTCGGGCCGGGCCGATGGCGGCAAGTCTCTGGTCAACCTCATGCGCATGCACATCGACCGGTTGAGCGCGCATCTGTTCTCGCCGACCGAGCTACGGTTCAACATTGATTACGAGCGGGAATACCAAAAGCCGGAACTCGAGCGGGCACAGGTGGCGTCGCGGCTCTTATCGCGCGAGTGGGAACAGACCAACACAGACATGACGTGGAGCCTCGGGGTGACCGAGGCGCTGAAGTATGGCGCGGCGCTCCTGAAGCAAACGCCGTATCGCAACGGGCCGGACGGCAGTGTTGGCTACCGCAAGGGCCTCATCATGCCGTGGCAATTCGGCGTGTATCGCGAGGACCAGAACGATCTCGATTTGCAGCCGTGCATGGTCGAGACGACGTTGCTGACACCGCCCGAGGTATGGCGGCGGATTTTCCATCTGCCGAACGCGCGCAATCTGTATGACCGCATCCGAGGCACCATGGCCAAGGGTGCCGGCACCGAGGAATTCTCATCGTTTTTCCATCAGGTGCTATCGGTGTCGCAGTTGGACACCTCGCCGTTTGGCATCAACCGGCCGCGCCCCGGCGGCATCGTGCAACTCAATCAGGACCCGAGCTATGCGATCGTCTCGCCACGCATCGAGGCAGAGGTTGTCAAGATGCACGAGATTTGGGTGTGGGATGGTGATGACTACACGACCATCCAACTGATCGAGCCTGACATATTGATCGCGCCGCTCTTGAAGCGCTGCAATCTGTTGATCCCCGGACAGGGCTCGCAGCTACATCCGTATAGACTAATCCAGCCAAACCAGGTGCACGGCTATTTTTGGGGTATGCCGGAGATCGTGGATCTGATGGAGCCGCAAGGATTGCTTGCGACATGGGCTGATGACGTCAAGCGGCTTTTTGGATTGCAAATTGATAAAATACTGGCATTTGAAGGCGATGGGATGCCTAATGATGAGAGATATGCGCAATTTAGAACGGCAGGCTACGCGAATTTAGGACCGCAAGGCAAGGTGCAAGACTTAACGCCGCAGTTCCCCGGCAATGCGCTCGAGATGCTGAACTTCTGCATGAAGGTGATCGACCAGATCGGCGGCTTTGACAACTTGCTGTCCGGCAAGGGCGAGGAAGGTGTGCGCGCGGGCGTGCATGCAAGCACCTTGCTGAAAACCGCATCCCCGCGGTTGCGGGATCGCTCCTTGCTTGTAGAACGCCAATGCGCGGACGCGGCTGATCTACGCTTTAGCCTGATGCAAGCCAAGGATGGCAAAGCCTACTGGACAAACCCGGAGCAGCCGGCCGAGACGTCATTCCTGCTGGCTGACTTGCCATCGGACAGGCGCGTGTCGGTCGACAGTCATTCCGGCTCGCCGATCTTCGCCGACGATCACGTGCAGATGGTATCGTTCGGGCTGAAGGCCGGTATTGTTGACGGCAGGTATGCGCTCGAGACGCTGCCGTTCCCGAACAAGGATATGGCGTTGCAAGCGCTGAAGGAGAAAGAGGCGAAGCACGACGAGATGATGAAGCAACTGATGCAGCGTGACCCTGAAGCGGCGGCGAAGCTGATGGGCGGCGGGGGCAAAAAGGGCAAGGCGGCATGATCCACGACACAACGGAGTGGTCCGAGGATAAATGGGCGCTGTGCCTGCGGCTGAAGCGGCGCGGGCTGAAGGTGCCGGAGATCGCGAAAGAGATGGGCATCACCGCCTCGGCGCTCTACGGCAAGCTTTGGCGCAAAGGGATCAGTGCGGCACCCGGGGTGAAGGAACTCGAGTTGCCACCGGGTGCCAGGACGCGGCGCATCCGGCCGGGCCGATCGACCCTGCCGCCGCTGGCATCACTGGAGTCCACGGATGCTCAATCCTGACGTCACGAACAAGGATGTGGGCCGGCGGGTGATCTACACCGAGCCGGCCGATCACCCGCACCGCAAAGTCGAGACGGGGATCATCACCTCATTCAGCCCCGACTATGTGTTTGTGCGCTACCGCGGGATAACCTCGGCCGCAACACGACG